CTTGTCATGGCTAGCTTTCCTCGTAAGAGGGTAGCTAGTTTGATCGCTATTGCGAGTACCATGGCATTAGCTTGACGCTAATACGTTAGGCTCTTTCCGTTGAGAGTCTATATTAGGCAAATTACCTAATATAGCTAAATCGGCGTACACCCATAAGTATAGGATTCTGGTATCATTTGCATGTACCATGGCCTATTTGGGGATCAGTCGAGTTGTGTTGCCGTATCGCTTAGTACTGCGACTCCTCATCAAATCCTGTGATGCCTTTCAAGCATCGTAGCTATCCTTGTCAAGGGATAGTATCGTTGGGCTCGCAGAGACCCAATGTCTACATACAGGTATCATCATGCCCACCCGTCAAGTCGTCGGCTACATGACCACTTCCATAGAAAACACATTTACGGATCCCAGCGGCATAGCCGATGGCCCGTATACATCTGTCTCTACGGATACAATAGTGGACCAAACCGTCGAAGAGAATCGATCTGGCTCAGGTAATCTTGAGTGGCGTCAGTTGGTTAAAACCCATGCTGATGCCACGACTGATTTTGTCGCCAATCGTTCTTCCCTTCGTCTAGGAAGGGGCGGGTACGCGGAAGTTAAATATTCCTTTGATAATGGGATATTTCTCACTGAAACGAATTACACTATGAAAGGTGTATTTTCGTTCCCGGGTGAGCTTCCAACAGTTGACTCAACAATCCTTGCGGATGCTATTGAGTTAGCGGGTAGTAGGGCCTATAAAAAGGTTCTCCAGAACCAATCACGGTTCAACGGTGGAGAATTTTTCGGAGAAATCCGAGAAACCCTTAAGATGATTAGATCCCCTGCCAAAGCTTTGTCTAGTTTTATCTTGGGTTCACAGTTCTCTTCTACACAGAAGAGGCTGTCCAAGGCAGGACGAAACAAAGGACGTCCCCTCCGCGGGGCTCCGCTGAAACGGTCCTTAACAAAGGCCGCGTCAGATTCTTGGCTTGAAGGGGTCTTTGGGTGGTTACCGTTAGTCCAAGATATTAAGGATGGGGCGCAAGCCCTAGCCGCGATGTCTGTGGATCCTGACTATATACCACTCGATGCCGGTTCTACTAAGAAAGTTAGAGGGCCGACTAATAGGATAACCCAAGGTTTAGCCGGTGGCATGACTTATGACGTCACGACGACTCCCGAATGGAAGTGTGTCGTGAAAGTATATGGAGAAATAATGAATACTATCTCCACAAATAAAGCTCATGCACTTGGTCTAGATCCGGTAAGGGACTTTATCCCAACGCTGTGGAACTTGCTTCCATATTCGTTCCTAGTTGACTACTTCGTCAATGTTGGCGACGTACTAGAAGGTTGCTTTGTCGACATGGGTGTTGTGAATAGGAGTAGTGTTGTTTGGTCTAACATAGCCAAGAACACTTATACATTCTCCGATTTCAGCGTGCCCGGTGCCGGCGAGGACCTTAAATCTGCCAAGGGTAGTCACCCTGACGCGAGTGCTGAGATGCGGGAAGTTTCCCGTCACCTTGGCTTTTATATCCCGACGCCTAGACTGCAGTTTAGTTTCCCAACCAGTAAAAAACGCTGGGCTAATATGGGAGCTTTAATTGCTTCGAAGTATTCGGGATTGTCGCGTAAATTTGGCTAGTTGAGGGTTAGTCATAGCCCTTTCGTTACTTCCTTTCACCTATTAAAGGTGTGTTTAATGGCACTTACAAGCCCTGTTACGGGCGCTGCACAGACTGGTTTTACCAGCCCGACTTATACCCTGACTGCGGATCGCTTCCCTGGCCCAAACGGTGTCCAGTATGCGGTCTCTGCCCTAGGCGGAACCCAGGTGGGAGCGACAGCAAATTCTGCTGCTGCCCCCTTCTTGGTGTCTGTCGAGAGGCCTGTGTCTTTGAAAACACAGAAGATCAGTGCGGCGGGTATTGTTTACTCGCCGGGTCGGAATCGCCACCGGATTGCCACCCGAAAGGGGATGGTAGCGGTAACGGCACAGCCGGCACTTGAGGGGATTTGCGAGACCTTTATCGCGGTTCCCGTAGGTGCTGAAACTGTGTCGCCTGCCGAAATCCGTGCGATGCTGTCGGCCCACATCGGAGTCCTAACGCAGTATGCGTCAGCTCTCGGTGACCAGATGGCTTCGGGCGTTGTCACGGCGTAATAACCATGGCACGTAGACCGACCGACTGGAAGAGGATTGCCTATGTAGTGCTTGCGGTGGTCTCAGCGTTAGTGGGTAAAACCACTTATGATTACGCTGAAGAAACCCACGATAAGCTTAGGCAGTCCGAGCTCAGCCAAATGCTGGGCAATGGGTAGCTAGCTAACGCTAGCTGGTACCGTGATAGAATAGTGCCAATAGGGTGAGAAACCCGATCGGTACCTATTCCTGGGTACCGCGACTTCTACTGGAGAAGCACTGATGGAGAGATTCCTAGGTAGTCTTACCTCCCTTCTGGATACTGACTTGAGTGTACCCCTCTATGGGGTCGACAGAGTTGCGGCTGACGCACTTCGGGCGTCGTTCACCAAGAAATTGGTGACCGAGCGTTCCCGAGATGCAAGGGCCAATGCTCTGTCTAAGTTTCTCGCATACAATGATCGATGCGAGAGATTTGCACTACGTTTGCGGGGTTCCTGGGACGAGGAATTAACAGGCATCGTAAAAGATGTCTTGTATAAGTTCTTCTATCCCCAGGGTTTTCCACTGATCACGAACCGGGAGTTAAATCTCGGTCTGCGATCAGGCCCGGGTGCTGCTGTCGACGCTGTCGGCGGTAGCTACTATGAGAAGGTATTTTCTTCGCCTATCTCATACACACGGAGTTGGTTTGTAGCGGATTTCAAGCGCTACGCTCGAGAGACACCGGTCTATAATACCGCTTTCAGCGGCAACAGACACGGCTTTATTCGAGTTCACGGAAGTTATGTCACAACAGTCCCTAAAGAGAACTCTATCGATAGGGTGATTTGTGTCGAACCTAGCCTTAACATGATGTATCAGCTTGCTACCGAGTCAATTCTCCGAGGACGGTTAAAAACGTACTTTGGGATTGATTTGGCGGTTCAGCCTGATAGGAATCGTGAGCTGGCTAGGATCGGGTCTGCAGATGGCTCTTTTGCCACTATAGACCTTAGGAGTGCGAGTGATTGTATCTCGTTAAAACTAGTTGAGGAGCTCCTTCCAAGGGGTGTCCTTGATTGGTTGAAACTGATGCGTTCACCGTGCGTAGATATCGAGGAAACTCGAGTCCCTTTGCACATGCTAAGCACCATGGGGAATGGATTTACATTCCCCCTGCAAACAATCCTGTTTGCAGCGATAGTTAGGGCCGTTTACCTACAACGCGATCGACCAATTAGGAATCCGAAAGGAGATCCTAGTTTGGTTGTGTGTAACTCTCTTCAAAGAATCATTGGAGAGAGTCGTTTAGGTAACTGGGGTGTCTTTGGCGATGATATTATCGTTGAGACCGACATGTGTCGTCCAGTCCTTGAAGCACTGGAACTCTTTGGCTTTGAGCCAAACCCGAAGAAGACCTTCTTTGAAGGTCCGTTCCGCGAGTCGTGTGGGTCAGACTGGCACAATGGTGTCCAGGTCAGAGGTGTTTATCTTAAATCTCTGTTTACCCCACAAGACCGTCTGATCGCCCTGAACCGGCTTAATGCATGGACCAGTGTCACTCGGATTCCTTTGAGAGAAACTGTAAAGTTTCTTTTTGAGAATAGTCCAAAGATGCTGGTTCCTCTACACGAGGCTGATTACGCAGGGGTGAAGGTTCCTACTTCGATGCTCTCGGGTGTCGCCAGGACTTACTTAGCCTGGGAAAACGATCCCGAAGAAGTCAGAATAGGAAAAAGGCCCTTCACTAAGAGAGGGTGGACGTGGAATAGCTACGGCTGTTACATTTCTTTCCTCCGCGGTGAGATAAGGTACGGTAGGATGATACCACGCAAAAAGTGGTCTTCAGGCATTGACATTCCTGATGCCTACCGGTTAGCTCGGAAAGTATCGCCTAATTGGGATACACTGCCGGGCTGTGGTCCAGATGAGTACATTGAGGCGCCCCTTTGGAAAAGGGCCTACCTCCGTGGACTTTGGACCGCTGAGACGCAG